CTACTCGCCCTCTTCGGACTCGATCTCCGGCACCTCGCTCGCCTTGACCTCCAGATCGAGGTCCGATGTAAATCCGCCGTTACCGTCGATCGTATGTGTAACGCGCGCGATGATCCAGTTGCAATCGTCGATGACACGTTTGTAACCGCGCACGGTTACAGGTAATTCGGTCATCAGCTCGGGCCGGCCGAGCGCCAGCACGACGCTGAATTCCGCGACGCCGCGCTGCAGCTTCTCCCATTCCGCCTTTGCCGCACGTGTCGCATTTCCCTTGTTCGCATACGTGTGCCGCAACGTCTTCACGTTCTCGGCCGTGCCGAACAGCACCTCGCCGCTCTTGTCGATCGGCTTCTTCTTCGTCGTGCGCCGCCGGCGCCGCTTCACGGTGGTCGACTGCTTCTTCGCGGTGCGCGTGTTCAGATAGAACGCCTGCACGCCGGAGTACGTGTCCCGATCGGCGACGCCGAACTCGTGACGATCGCCGACGTCGCGCGTGATCGTGACGGCCGGCAGCGGCTTGCCGCTCGCCGTAGTCGCCTCGCCGGCCTTGATGAAGAGCAGCAGTCCGTTCTTCACGGTAGCGATCGCGTCGAACATCTTCGCCAGGCGCGACAGCAGATTGGCGTCCGATTCGGCGGTCTGGTCGATGTGGTCGACGAGCTGCGCGTCGAGCGTCTTGCTGATGCGCGCCTCGACCTTGTTCTGGCTGGCGATCGCGCGCACGATGGCGCCGACCGTCTGCCGGTGCCAGGACCGCTCTTTCTTGATCGACAGGCCCGCGCGCAGATCGACGCTGCGCGCGCGGATCGTCAGCACGTCGGGCGTGCCCGTGTGCCGAACCTCGTCGACCATGAATTCGCCCTTGTCGACCAGGCCGTTCGCAGCACCGGCCCAGCCGATCGAAACCTTCAGCGTGACGCCGCGGCTCGGGATCTCGAGCGCGCCGTCCGAATCGTCGAGGCTGATGTCGAGCTGGTCGGCCTCGAAGCCGCGGTTGTCCTGCAGCGTCATCGAGATCAGCCGGCCGTTGAACTTGCGCGAGATGTCCTTGCCGTTCAGCGTGATCGAGTAAATCGCGCGCGGCACGCGATCGTCGGCAAACACGGTCTTCTGTACCAGATCGGCGCCAGGGATGTCGGCCAGGTTCATAGCGAGATCGCCCCCTTGATGGCGTCGGTCACGATGCCGAGCATGTTGAGATCGTCGTTGCGCGTCAGCGCGATCGTGAACTCGATGCGCCGCGCGGTACCGTCGTTGAAAAACAGCGTGCGCGTCGTATCGATGTTGTCGATCGTGAACATACCGTAAATATGGCCCGTGCCCTCGATCAGCGGCCAGGCGGTGTGCATGGCGGCCATTGCCTCGAGGGCGGCGAGGGACAGGTCGCCGCCCGTCAGCTCGGGCAGCAACACGCCGGACAGGCTGATGGTTTCGTCGTCCTCGCCGACGTACTGCCGAGCGGGTTTTTTTCCGACGCGGTTGTTGCTGGCGAAGCGCCAGCCGCGCCGGCGCTTCAGCTCCTGGTAGGGCAGGGTCGACAGGCTGAACACGAACAGCCCGAGCGCCATCATCATGAGAACCTCTCCTTCAATCCCGATCGCGTAGGCGCGAGCGCTCGCGCGCGGCCTGCGCGGCCTGTTCCTGGCGCATCACCTGCAGCACCTTCTGCGCGAGCGCCTGCTCATCCATGCCCGGCGCCGCGTACACGTTGATCGTGATCGGCCCTGGCGTGCTCGGCGCGCGAGTGACGGCTGCAGCTGTGAGCGGCGGCCGGCTGTCGACGGTCGGCGGTGCGCCACCGGCGATCGCCGTGCCCGTGATGCCGATGCCGGCGCCGGCGGCGACGATCCGCTTGCCGACCTCGAGCACGGTCGACAGCGGCCCGTCCTGCCCGTCGCGCAGACCCTGCTCGAGACCGGCCATCGTGAAGCCGCCGAGCGCGGCGAACACGCGGCTCGGCGAATGGATGCCGAGCTTTTCCTTGAACCAGCCGATCACGCTATCGCCCGCTGACTGGATCGCGGTTTTCACATCACCCAGGCTGTTCGAGATCCCGTTCGCGAGCCCTTGCAAGATTTGCTGACCGAACGTCGTGAATCGTGTCGGGAGGTCGACCCCGAACCAGGACAGCACGGCGGCGAAAGCGCGATAGAACAGCCCGAGCGGCGACCAGTTCAGTATCAGTGCGCCGATCGCGCCAATGCCGCCATTCATTGCCGCGCTTGCTTCCGCCATGACCTCATTGAATAGCGTGGGCAACGCGCCAATCCCGCGTGCGAGGAGCTCGAACGGCGCGAGCCCCAGGCGGAGGCCGAAGGCAAGCAACTGGCCGAATGACCGGCCGGCATCGCCGGCCGCGCGCAATTGCTCGGCACTCGTCGAAGCCGGTTCGAGGAGCTTGGCGAACCAACCGGCGACAGACGAAAGCATGCCGGCGAACCAATCCCACAGCGGCTTTGCTGCGGCGAGCGCTTCGCCAATCGGAGCAAATGCTCCTGCGAATGCTGCTCGCACGGGCGCCAGCCCTTCGCCGATCGCGGCGAACATGCCGCCGAAAAACGCTTTGATCGGCTCCCAGTACTTCACGATCAGGAGTGCGGCGATCGCAATCGCCGCCGCGACCAGTCCGATCGGCGACGTGAGGAATGCACGGCCGACGAGCAACACAACGCGACCGAGGGCCTGCAACGACGCCGCAGCCAGGCGCACGCCATTCGACACCAGCCCGCCGCGCATGCCGAGCATCGTGAGGCCGAATCGGACGATCGCCATCGGCCCGAGCACGGCCGCCAGCGCGATCGTCAACGTGCCGAGCACGGCGAGCAGCGCGCCGAGGCCGGCCGCGCCGATCGCGATCGCCCGCGTGAAATTCGGGTATTCCTTCGCGAAGCCGAGCAGCCGCTCGAGCACGCTCGTCGTCAGCTCGAGCGCCCGGTTGTACACGGGCAGCACCTGCTCGCCGATCACGGTGCGCAGATTGCGCACCTTCTCAAGCGCGATCAGCTCTTTACCTTCCGTCTGCTTCTGCGCCAGCTCGTGCAGCTTGTCGATGCCGTATGCGCCACGATTCAGTTTCTCGTTCTTGTGAATCTGCTCGCGCTGCATGTACATCGTGGCGAACAGGTTCGCGCCGTTACCGTTCGTCATGATCGTCGAGAATTCCTCGAGGATCTTCGCGTCGGACGTGATGCCCTTGGCCTTCAGCTTCGGCAGCAGCACCTTCTCCATCCACTCGAACGGCGACGCGTTGAAGAGGTCGCCCTGGATCAGCGCGCCGGGCTTGATGCGCTTCACGTTGCCGATCGTGTTGTACTCGACCGACTTCTTGTCGACGAGCCCCAGCTCGACCAGGCGCTTCGCCGCGCGCACGGTGGTCTTGCCCTGCATCAGGTTGCTGTACGCGGCCTGCACGCCGGTGCCGGCGGCATGCCCGCCCATTTCCTGAATCAGCGGCTCCATCTGGTAGTAGAACGCGTCCTGGCGCATCTGCTTCGCGGCGACCTTGCCGGTCTGGATGAAGTTGCGCCACTCGTCGCCGCCGACGCGGCCGCCCGTCGCGGTCAGCACCTGCTGGACCATGTTCGCTTCGCCCTTGAACGCTGCCTCGCTTTTCGTGCCGCCGCGCAGCTCGATCACCTTCAGCATGTTCATGAACTTCTCTTCGTTCTCATGCCCCTGGCCGGCACCGAACATCGCCTCGTTCGCAAACTTCATCTTCGCGAGCGTCGGCATCACCATCTGGGCATGATGCTCGTCCGCGAAGATCGACATCGCGTCGCGCATCAGCGTCATGTTGTCGGCGATCGCCACGCCGGGCGTCTTCATCGCGCGCACGTAGCGCTCGGCGTCCTGCGTCGCGTGGTCGCCCAGGCCGAGCCCCTGGATGCGGCCGCGTTCGTTCTGGACCTTCTTCGCCTCGGCCAGCGGTTCACGTAGATCGTTGAGGATGTGCGAGCCGGTCGCGCGCGCGGCGTATCCGCCGATCGCCAGCTCGGCCGCTGCGCCGCGTGCGGCGCCCATCTTCGCGCGTGCGTCCGCGACGCGCTTCTGACGGGCGTTCAGCGCGTCGAGCCGGCGCGCCTGGGCGTCGATCGCGCCGGTCGTCGCGGCGATGTCGGTGCGCAGCGTGCGCTCGTGCTGCGAAAGATTGCGGGTATCGACGCCGGCGCGGCCGAGCCGGTTGCGCAGCTCGTCGACGCTGGCGGATTGTTTCTTGAACGCGGCCCCCAGCTTCGATGCGGCTTGCCGTGCCTTCGCCAGTTCGGCAATCATCTGCTGGGACGGCGGCCCTGCCGCGCGCAACGACTGCGCGAGTTCCTTGACCTTCTTCTGGGCGTCGGCGAGCTTCGTCGAAGTTTTGTCGAGCCCCGTGCGCATCTCGCGGAACTCGCCGATGCGCCGCTGCGTGTCGTTGAGTTCCTTGAGCCGCGCGCGGGTGTCACGCAGATCCTTCGCGAGCGTACGATTGCGGCCGGCGATCTCGCGAATCGGCCGGCTTGCGTGGTCGAGCGCCTTGAGAACAACCTCGAGGCGCAGGGAACGGTCGCTCATGCGTCGCCTTGTTCGTAGCGTTCACGTGCGCGCTCGCGCCATGCCATCAGATCGGGCAGCGGCATTGCGTCCATCACGTCGGGCGACCAGTGGAACACGAGCGCGATATCGGCCATTACGTCGGCGACGTCTCGAGGGAGACGTCCACCTTCGACGAGTTCGGCAGCAAAAAACCGGCGACCTCCGTGCCGAGCTGCAGCAGGTCGGCCGGGTCCATGCGCAGCACGTCCTGGTCGGTCAGCGTCGGATTGCTGATGCGCGGCAGCACCTTCGAGAGTGCGATTACGTCGAGCTGCAGCAGGTCGGTCAGCGCAACGCCGCGCAGCGCGCCGGATTGCGGCTTGGTCAGCGTGATGGAGCCGATTTCTTGCTCGCCGCGGCGGATCGGGGTGTCGAGCGTGATGACGGCGGTTTGCTTCGATTGCATGGTGTGTTTCCTGAATGGGTAGAGGGGAGCGGGTTACAGGCCGAGCGCGCGGCGCTGCTCGGCGAGCCGATCGACGCCGCCGACGATCTCGACGAAGTTGGGAATGTCGATCTCGATCAGCGTCTCGCCGTTGGACACGAGGCGGTAATACGACAGCGACATCGTGCCGGTCTGGTCGGCGTTGTCGCCGGCCTTGGCCTTGCCGGGGTCGATTTCCTTGTAACGGCCGCGCACGTACACCTCGACCGCGTCGACCTCTTCGGTGTCGTCGCGTTGATAGGAGCCGGCGAAACGCACGGTGACGCCGTCGACCTTCGACGTGCCCCAGGTCTTGAACATCTCTTTCATGAAGCCGCCCATCGTGAGGCCCAGTTCGAGCTTCTCCATGCCGAGGTCGATGTCGACCTCAGCGTTCATGCCGCCGCCGCGATACGCTTCCATCTTGCGCGACAGCTTCGGCAACTGGATTTCGGGCACCTCGCCGACGAACGAGACGCCGTCCTCGAACACGTTGAAATTCTTGAGTTTGGATGGCAGAGCCATTGTGTTTTCCTATGGTGAGTGGCGGGCCGTCAGACGGCGATGCTTTCCGCGAACTTGACCAGGTAGCGGTCCGTGATGCGTTGGCGGAACGTCAGGTCCTCGAGCGGCGGAACCGGGCAGAAGTCGTAGTCGATGAAGCCCTGGCCGGCCTTGAGCGATTCCTTTTCGTTCGCGGCCGGATCGAACCAGCACTGGCCGTCGATCAGATAGCCGGCCGTCTTCCACGCGCGGAACTTCGCGTTCACGCCGTCGACGATGTCGCGCATCAGCGTGCGGCTCATCGGCTGGTCGACCGCCCACATGTGCGCCTCGGCCATCGTGTCCGCGATCACCTGCGCGCTGCGCACGTAGTTCTCGAACGCCCACAGCTTGTCCTCAGAGCAGGTGCGCGAGCCCCATAGACGGTAACCATCCGCGTTCACGAGCGTGGTGACCTCGTGACTGTTCAGGTAGCCGGCGTCGGTGTTCGGGTCCTGCAGGTCCCAGAACACGTCGCGGCTGATGCCGGTGACACCGTTCACGACGACGTTCGAAATCGTCTTGTGCCAGCCGGTCTCTTCGTCGATCTTCGCGCGCATGCCGAGCGCGCGCGCCGTCGCCCAGGTGATGTCCTCGGCGTTGGTCGCAGTGTTCCAGTTCACGAAGTCCGGCCAGATCGTCATCAGCTCGCGCTGACCGAAATTCGCGCGGTAGGCGACGGCTTCTTCCTTGGTCTTCGCGCCGAACGCGCTGACGTAGCCGAAGCCGCGCAGCTTCTGTGCGACCGTCGCCAGCTCGGCTGCGACGGGGAGCGTATCGAGGCCCGGACAGCCGAGCACGCGCGGCTTGACGCCGAGCCGGCTCTTCGCGGCGAGCAGCGCCTTCATGCCGGTGTACTGGCCGTCCGGCGTGGTGGTGCCGATCACGTTGCTGGTCGTTGCGTCCGCATCCTTGCCGGCCGGCACGCGCACGGCGACGATCAGCGGCGAAGTTTGCGCGGTGATCGCGTCGAGCGAACGCGCGAGCGTGCCCTTCGTGCCGGCGCGGCCGATCGCGGCCTGCACGTCCGTGATTAGGACAGGGCGGTTTTCGGGGAAAGTGGTTGCGTCGGCGTCGTCGCCGGTGCTGACCAGGCCGATCACGGCCGTGCTGACCGTGCGGATGGGGCGCGTACCGTCATTGATTTCAATGACGCGTACGCCGTGGTGGTAATCAGAAGGCATGCAATCTCCCGGAAGTGAGCCTCCCGAAAGATTGCCTTCCGCGCGCGCGGAGATCACGCGCGGAAGGTTGTACAGCGACAGGGTACAACCGAAGCCGCTGCAGGGCGCTGTTATGCAGCGGCGGGCAGCGTGTCCAGCTCGGCGAGGCGTGCTGTCGCGACCTGATGGTAGGTCGGCTCGAGCTCGCAACCGATCCAGTTCAGGCCAGCGCCCTTCGCCGCGGCGAGGAACGTGCCGGACCCGGCGAAGGGGTCCAGGACGACGCCGCCGGCCGGCGCCAGGCGCACGACGTCGCGCGCGAGCTGCGCCGGCTTCTCGGTCATGTGGCGCTTCGGGTGCGCCAGGCGCTCGGAGAACACGCCGGGCAGATACACGTCGGCGCGCCGCACCGCGCCCTTCGTCGCCCAGACCAGGAACTCGGTCTGCTGGGCGAAGCCGCCGGCGCGCGGCCGCGTGCGGCCGCTCGTCTTGTCCCATACCGCGACGCCGCGCCACGTGAAGCCGGCCGCCTGGATTGCATCGGTGAGGCTCGGCAACTGGCGCCAGTCGACGAAGCAGGCGAGGTGGGCTTCGTTGCGGCTGACGCGGTAGACCTCGGCGAGCCACGTCATGCACCAGAATGTCCACGACCGTTGATCCTTGCTGTCGTGCTGGAATTCAGGATAGACGGTTTTGACGTCGCCGCCGATGTACTTGCTCGATGGCACCTGGCTGCGCGATGCGCTGGTCGTGCCGCCGGACGAGTAGGGCGGATCTGTGAGCGTCAGGTCGACGCAGCCATCAGGCAGCGCACGCAGGACAGACAATGCGTCGGCCAGGTGCACGCGGTTGATCAGGTCAGCGGAGATGGTGTGTTGCATGGGGCGATTCCCTTGTGTCGGAGGCTCGTTGGCCTGCGGGTAGGGGGCTCGCGGCCCTCAGAAAATTCATTGCCCGGCAGCGCGGGCATTTGATGGTGAGCCGGATGTACTCGCCGGCGCCGAGTTTTCGATTACAGCTTCCGCAACGGATGTCCTGCATGGGGTGGTTCCTGCTGTGCTAGGATGCCGGCGCCTCTCGAGAGGTGTCGCGGCCCTGGCCAATCCTGCAGGTATGCTCTGCGGGAGCGGGGCGTGCACGATGTAGCAGCATCGCGCACGTCGCCGCGTCCTTTTCTTACTGCTCTTCCTTCTCCGGCGACGGCAGCTGCGGCGCCACATACGGCGCCGGCATATCGGGCCACTTCACGGCATCCGGGAACGTATCGACCTCGATCGCCGCGACGAGCGCCAGCTGGTATGCAGACCAGGCTTTGAAGTAGTAGATGCCTTCGTCGTTGAGCATACCCGCGGAGTATGCGTCGGCCTTGCCAGCGTTCTCACTGCGCGCGACCCCCATCAGCCTGTTGAACTCGGCCATCGCGGCGTCGCGCTTCTCGCGTTCGATCAGTTCCGGCGGAACGGTCCAGGCGCCGTTGACCCACGCGTGACGCGGCGACGGCCGCGGTTCGGTCGTGAGGCCGAGGTCACTTGGTGTCTTGCCCGCGATCGCGATTTCGACCGACTCGCCGTTGTCCGTTCGGTAGCAGATACGTCCGCGGTAGTCCGGCATCAGGAGCCAGGCACCGTCGCGGTAAAACGGCCAAGTCGTCGGAGTGCGCGGCGGCGGCATATCGACTGTTGCGGATGACGGGATGAGCCAGCGTTCGTCATTGCGCGGGTCCGGGTCGGGTTGGCTGCTGCTCAGGTATTCGCCGGTCGATGGGTTGTAGTGGTGAATCAGCATGTTTCGAGGTCCAAGTTAAAAGGCGCGGATCATCGCGAGCAGCGCGACGTTGCGCGGTCGCGCTTCGTTTGCACCGTCACCGTTGACGGTAATGGCGTGGCTGTGGCGGCCGGCGCCGCCGATACCTACGTTGTGGGCGTGGTTGCCGTCTCCGTTCAGCCAGATTCCCGTTCCGGAACCGCTGAGCCAGATTCCGGTACCTGCACCGTGGGTCGGGAACGCGGTGCCATCCACGCCGAAACGTGTGCTGCCGCCCCCGGAAAACTCGCTGGTTCCGGTGCCAAGGTACGAGCCGCGGCCGGTAGCTGAAATGTTGATCGCTCCGTGCACGTGCCCTGGGTCGTTCACGCCGTGGTTATGCCCCGGATCGTTCACGCCGTGACCGTGCCAGCCCTGCGTGTCGGTCCGTCGCTCCCTGCGGATGCGGCGAAGTCTGGCGGCGCGAATGCCACGCTCGATCGCAGCAAGCAGGGGCAGGGGCATCCGATGGCGGTGTTGCAGCAGGGTTCCAAGGAGGCACCCTGGATGGCGTTCGCGATCGAACAGGCAAAGCTCTGGCATGGACAGAAGGAAGGCGTCATCACGCAGACGATCAACTACCACCAGGAAATCGGTGTTCACCTCAAAACGCTGGTCGGGGACGGCAATCCGTGGTGCGCGTCATTTGCCAACTGGTGCCTGAATCAGGCGGGGTACGCGATGACGGCGTCGCCGGCGGATTCGCAGTCGTTCCGGTTCAGCAAGAATTTCGTGAAGATCGACAAGCCCGTGTTCGGCGCCGTGGCGATATACAAGCATCGCAAGGGCGGACATGCGGCATTCGTCTATGCGCAGACGAGCACGGGCGCGCCGATCCTGCTGGGCGGGAATCAGAGCGATGCGATCAATTTCGGCACGCAGTTGCCGTCCGAGCTGAAGGGGTTCTTTGTCCCTGCAACCTATCTGCAATTCGCGAAGGAGCAGCTGGCCAAGGGCGTGAAGCTCGAAACGAGCACGCCGAAGGATCTCAACGATGAATTTCATATCGCTTTTTCCAAAAAGAAGAAAAATGCAGATCGTTAAGACGTGGTGCGTATCCGTGGTGTTGTCGATGGCAGTGGCGGGCAGCGCGTCCGCCTTTGCGCGACCGCCTTCCGAAGACTGCCTTACGCAGGCGGAAGTCAAGCAGCTCGACCGTGATTTCTGGGCGACGTTCCCGTCGCCCGACGCGTTCGCGGCGTATTCGGCGCCCAAGCTCACATTCGGCACGAACATCGCGGAGCTCTCGGAGTCGCTCGCGCATGCGTCCGGCGGCCCGGCGCGCGCGCGCGCTGTTGCGACCTTCCTTGGGCAGCATCCGGACGTGTTCGGTGCGTTCAAGACCATGCATGACTCGACGTACGTGTATTACCCCGGCCGCGATCACCATCCGGATGCGGCGCGCACGTCGTCGACGCTTCCCGCGAATCAGTGCGTATCCGAGTTCAATTACGCGATCGATTTGAGCCGCGTTCAATGCATAAGCGGTCAACGTCTCCGCGCATTCAGCTTGTCGTTCATCAAGGATCGCGGGCGTGTGATGCTGCGCAGCGGCGTGATCGGGCTGGATGAGTGCAACTGA